ATTTGTTAGACGTTCCGCCATGCATATCCCTATGCCTGATAAACAAGGATGGTGGTCTAAAGGATCATCAAACATTGAATTAGCCCGTAACGCTGTTGGCTATATTGCCAAGTATGCCTCTAAAGGTCACACCGATGACAATGGCAATTCATTCCCACGCGGTACACGTTTGTATGCCTGTGGTGGTCTTAATAACGAATCTAAACGAGAAGCACGTTTTTGGCGATTACCGTCATACATTCGTGAACAATTTGCTAAATATTTACCTCTGCCGAATATGTCCGATTTGCGCAGAATCAAAGGTGGATTTTTCAATAAGGATACAGGCGAATTCATCGAGTCAGAATACGCCTTTTGTGGTTTAAAAAATGGCTCACCCATCATTATTAAAAAGGTACTTTTATGCGCATAATTACAGAAATTACAAAATCAAACCGTGATGCATTTTATCAAACTGAATACGAATTAAAACAAACTATTGAAGCGTATTTACTTCTAATCAAAAATCATGGTTTAAGCCATGACGATGCCATAGGCGTATTAGCTATGGATCACATAACCGAACCACAACAACAAGGTGTTAATCATGCGAATTGAAATTAAAACTATCAGTATCCGTCAAAAATCAGGTGTCGGAAAACAATCCGGTAAATCCTACTCTTTTCAGCTTCAATCTGCTTATGCACATTTAGAGGGTAAACCATACCCAACTGAATTTGAATTTGCATTAGATGATGGAAAACCACCTCATCCAGTCGGATTTTATACACTTAAATCTGATTCATTTTACATTGATAAATTCAAAAATTTAGCTGTTTCAGTAAAGCTAGAAGCCGCTAAATAATGCCTAATTTTGTTTGCACCACTCTTGTCGAAAACACTTGTACACAGTGGTCAGAACAAGTGGGTCTATTTCCTGCCCTGACTTCGGAACAGGGCTTGACTATTGGTAGCCAGATAGTTTTATGCATGGCTACTGCTTGGGCTTTCCGAACCCTCATACGATTTATTTTCAATAGGTAAATAATCATGGATTTGGCAGCTGTTTCAACTGCTTTGGGTGCTATCCCAACTGCGATTACTACGATTGGCGCTATCTTGCTTGGTGCTGCAGCTTTGGCTGTTGCGTTCAAGTGGGGTAAAGCCGCTTTGTTCGGTTAATCCCGACTATCGTATGGAAGTGTCGCCCCGACTTTCTCACTCAACGGGGCTATTTTTTTTAATCATTTTCGAGGTTTTATTTATGGACGGTTGGGTCATTTTATGCGCTATTATATTATCGTTTTTCATCTTGTTCTCGGATTAATTTCCACAGTACAGGCACAAACACAAACATATACATTGATCAACGGCATCAAGGTAGAAGCCGTTGCTGTATCGTCTGCGCGTATAGCTTCCAACGGTGAAGTACTTCAAGGTATTCAGTTTCGCGCTCAATCCGGCACTATACCGCCGAAATTCTTTGAACGGGCTGTTCAATTTAACAAAGGCACAACAGCCACATCAATCAAAAATTTCGGAAAACGTAACGCTTTTGGTTTAGGTTTAACAGCAATTACACTTGCTCTCGGATGGTCATTAGATTCAATTACAGGCGATATATATCCTGCTCTCAATAACGGTTCTTCACCTGCCCTTAGCTGTAACCCATCATTTTCAACCACATCTTCTATTGCCGCACAATCATGCACAATTTCAGGCATTAACGCTGAATGGAAAAAAAATTGTGATTTGTGGGCAAAGCCTAATTATGGATCAGCTTCTTATTGTTCTGCTGTCGCATTTAGTTCAGCACCATCATCAGCAACTTATACCGTATGGTGTTCTATCTGCAATGGTTACGCTGGTGCATTATTGGGTCCATATACTGAAACAATTGCACAAACTGGCACATATAATCAACCGGCAATACCACCTTCTACATCACCTGCAACCGATACCCAAATAGCAGACAATATTCTTCCTCAAATAGCACCTCAAAATCTACCAAAATTACACACTGACCCTGTTACTCAAGCAGTCCAAAAAACCCAAGAAGTGCTTAACAAAGCTACTGATGTCGCTAACGATTACGCTAGAGAATTAAATCCAGATTCAGTAAATGCTACCGCACCAACTGCCGCACCTTTGCCAGTATTTCAAGAAAAAGCCGCAACCGATACTCTTCCACAACCTAATGCATCTTCTACAATTTTCCCTGATTTTTGTACATGGGCATCATTTCTTTGTGATGCTCCTATCGAACCAATTAATTCTAATTGGACGGTAGCTTCTATGATCACTGAAGAAGAAATTGAGCTTGAATCTTACAGTTCAGGTTTAGGTTCAGGTTCATGCCCATCTCCTGAAGCATTTACAGTTTATGGCACAAGTATTTCTTACTCTTACCAACCAATGTGCGATTTAGCAGGGGTTGCCCGAATATTTGTTTTGATATTCGCCTATCTTTCATCAATTTATATTCTCTTAGGAATACGTAAATAATGCATGCCTTTCTCGCTCTCGTTATCCGATGGACTATTGTTTCAACTCTTGCCCGAATATTTGCAGGTGTTGGTCTTTCAATTACTTCACAATATTTTCTTGGTGGCTATGTTGATGATGCTTTAAACGGCATCATGCAACAATTTAATAATCTCGGTGGTAATGTTGGACAACTATTTTTAATGATGGGATTCGGCACATTTTTAACAATTGTTGGAACTGCATTTATGACACGAATTACTATTGTTCAAACAGCTAAGATATTTGGAATTACTACAACATGATTTATTTAATTACTGGCGTTCCCGGAAGTGGCAAGTCACTTTATACAATTAAACTTATCCTTGAGTGGATCAAAGAGGGTAGGGTTGTATATGCCGATATTGATGGTTTAAATATTCCCAACGTGTTGCCAAGTCCATTGGATTGGCGAGAAACACCTGAGGGCGCTGTTGTTATTTATGACGAATGCCAAAAAATATTTCCAAGTGACGGTAAGGCGGGGGTCGCAACTGACGAACGTATGCGAGCAATGGAAACCCATCGACACTCGGGTCACGATTTAGTATTCATCACCCAAGCCCCTACATTCGTTCATCACCATATTCGTAAACTAACGGGTAAGCACATTCATTGCTATCGCGCTATGGGCTTAAAGGGCTGCACGTTGTTTAAATGGGATGGTGTATGTGATGCTCCTAACGGCTACCATGAGCGAAAACTAGCTGACACAGAACGATGGCAATATCCGAAGGAATTGTTTCAATACTATAAATCGGCTACGGTTCATACCCATAAATTTAAAATGCCGAAAAAAATCATTGTTCTTTGTGTATTTGCATTGGTGCTTGTCGGCTCAGCCTTAGCCTTTGCCATGCAGAGCGATTTAAAAACAACTATTGATGATTCATTATCCAAAGAAACAAAAATGGGTACAAAGCCGCCTAGTGCGGCTGTGCCCATTTCAGGACAATTTATAAATAATAATAATCAAACACTCAGTGAAACTGCATCTATGACTGTATCAATTTCAGGTTGTGTGTCGGGTCGATTTTGTCGCTGTTTCGATTTAGACGGCAATATTCTAGATTTAGCTGAAACACAATGTAGAGATTATGCTGAGGGTAATTTGGCTTTACCCTTAAAAATAGACTACAAAGGATCAAACAAAAAATAATCTTATCCATTCATATGCACATTAAACTCCCCCTTATAGGGGGTTTATTGTGTGTATGTGGGTAAGTTATTGCTTTCTCTCTCTACCCAATAACAGGCGTTTCCTCCGCATATGCGCGGCTATGTTTGACATAATATACATATTGCGAACCCTTTGCCATGCTTGAGCATTTGGCAGGCTTGTGGCTCGTTCTGCTTCGATACATACCATCACTTCGGCTGGATTTCTTCCTATCGCTTCGGCAATCTTCCAAGCAAGCGATGGTTCAGGGTGTCCACGTCCTTTTCTGTAACGCGATAATGTCGCTCTAGTCACCCCAAGCGCATCTGCCGCCGCAGAATCGCTCACAAGTCGTAAGGTGCGTTTGTACTCGTCTATCAATTCAATGGTGTAAGTCATTTTGTAAGATACCTATTGACATTCAGTTTTAATTCATTTAGTTTAACCCTATCTTACGTTAGAGGGTGTCTTACAATGAATCTGATTCCAAGAGTTTACACACGATTTCGTTTAAACCGTTACGTCAGTTTCGGTCTCGGTATTTCCCTCGTTTCTGCCTTTGCTTTCATTCTTGAGTTACTCAAGTGATGGCACAGAATCAAGCACTTAGCTCTTGCTCTACTGGGCTTGTCTATTCTTCAACAAGTCAGAACACCTTGGGCTTAATCCCTCAAAGCCCAATAACTGAGCTTGTTGATCCAATGCTTTACCGATTAAAGAAGCTTAAACATTCAGTAATCACATCTGCACGATTGATTCAAAATCAAAATAAAAAAAGCTTTCGCTATAAACCTGCAATGGTCACTCTTACATATTCACCTAATCAACAATGGAAAGCTAAAGATATTGCCCAATTTCTCGACCACGTTCGCAAGTATTTTAGGCGCAATTTCAAAAACTACACTTTTCAATACACATGGGTAGCCGAACTACAAAAACGTGGTGCTGTTCATTACCACGTTATTTTATGGCTTCC